CTCTGCGCTTGGGTACACAGAAGTTTTAACCAAGCCCGCACTTTGTCATGCGATAAAGTAAAGTGGTTGTGCACCTTACCCAACAGGGACACCAGTAAGTCAGCGCGTTTGTGCGCCATCGTATGCAATGCACGCAACAGATTGACCTGATCCCAGCTCAACTCAGGGTTTGGGAAAGCAGTTGATTCGTGCGATACATTTGTTTCAAGTGCCTTGCCCAGTCTTTGTAGCAACATACTACGAGTATCGTTACCGTAGATTTCAAAGCTCATTTCACACCTCCTTCTTCCTTTTCGGATGACCATTCGTTATCCCATTCTTCACCACAAGCAAACAACTCCACCTTTGGCAGATCGTTCAGCACTAGCCACAACTTATGGCCTTCGTCCCGCATGGCATCAGACCCACCATGCAGTCGTTGCTCGATTCGGCGCAACTTTTCAAAGGCTTCTTTCTCTACGAAGTACCCTTCGTAACTCATCTGCTCTTCCCTCCTTTCAGTAATACGCACTCGCGTTTGAATCTCTGCCAGTCATCACGGCCAGCGTCCACAACAGCCACGACAACGCGATCTTTCTTTGGGACAGATGTCCCAATCGCTTTGCTCTTTGGTTTAACTTCAGTTTGTAATGCTTGCTTGGCAAGCAACAACACAGCAAGGTTCTCTGCTTTCATTTGCTTCTCCTTCAGGTTGGTGCGGTCAAACCCCCGCACCTTGGGTTACAGATTCTCTACGGCCTCGGGATGTGATACAGGAATGGGGCCAGCCTTTGCGTATGCTCAGCGGGCACAGCTTTGAACAGATCCCACAGCTCAGAATGAAACCGCTCGGCAATCAACTCATGCCATGCAGCGGGTAGTTTCGCCCCCGTCTTGGCTTTCAGTTTGAGAAGTTGCTTCACGCTATCCAGCATGACCATGTACCTCGCGCAGAACAGAGTCCCTGCTTGATCCTGTTTGTTTGTTCTACGGAAGTGAATGAGTTTGTTTGAGATGCGCTTTTCAACATCTCGCATGGATTCAAGTAATGGCACGAGTTCGGGTGCGGCGTTCTTCAAACGAGTGCGGAGTGTTTTTTCTGTGCGGTTTACTGCGCCTCGTATGCGGCGGGCGTTTACGCGTTCTTCGATCTTGAGCGGGTTCAGACCTTGGGTGACCAAGCGTTTGCGGTAAACCTCGGGGGATATATCAACCGACTTGCGGCGCCTTGCGTTGTGGCAGTCGTTACAATGCTTGCCTTCGTATGTCAGGCGCTTTTGTGAGGTTGGGTTCTTTGTCCACGCTCTGGACTGCAGGATTGTGGCGCGCCGAGTGAAATCAGAAAGTGGACATTCGCGTTTGCACGCTGGGCACCGCTTGTATCCTTGCTTTGGCTTGGGTGCATCGTTGTTTAGAGCATCTAAATATTTCATGAATTTCATAGGTTGTGTCCTGTGTATCAAAAAATGTCCTAGCGATTGGACGCGCTGTAACCCTTGTGGAATAAGGCTTGAGGTCATGTGTAGCATACTAGTCCAGCAAAATAGAAAATACTAAACAAACAAAATAAAATTTTCTTTTTTTCTGAAAAAGTGTGTCCATATGTACACCTCTCTATAAATAAATACTTAATTTATAAAAAGATATATATAGTATGACGCAAAGTGGACGAAGCCAATACGGGCGCGGGTTTGAGCGCGTCCAAACGCTGGGACAAAACGAGATAAGTGTGGACAAATGTCCGAGGGGGTAAAAAACACCCCCTTCCTATAAACATACTAATGGGAAGCACAGTTAGTCTTGCGGTGCTGTGCGTTCGAGCCATGTGGTGAAAGCGTAGAGTTTGCGTTCATCGCGGCGTTTGCGTTCGGTCTTGAATCGCTGAGAAACCTTGCGCTCCCGCTTCTTGGCTTTAGTTGTGTCAAACAAACTAACAACATCTTTGTATGTCTTGCCCATGATGTTCTCCTAAATATGTTGGTGAGTTTGGGACAGGCGTCCCAAACTTGTTTACTCGATACCAGCAAGTTTGCGAAACTTCGCACGCTCCGCATTACTAAGTTTGTCGTATGCCTGCACCAACTTATCAACGGCAGACAACACCTCAGCCTTGTTGCGTGCTCCGCCTCGCTTATCCTTGACACCGATGAATGGTGCAATGACGCGGTTCCATTGTTTCGTAGCCGCCTCATGCCTGTTCGCGCTCGTGATGTCCTTAGCATCTTTGTAGAAACGATAAGCCCCTGTCTCTAACATCTCAGCATGAGCGTGATAGCACTCCGAATGTTCCTCGGCTAAGTCTGCAACGATGCTCGCAGGCAACTTACCCCGCACGAGATGTTTCTGTATCTCGTTACGCATATCGTATCCAGCGCGCAGGAAGTTGCGGTAAGCCAAACGAATGGATGATTTTGCTTTCATGTTTGATTCTCCTTAGTTTGTTTGTGATAAGTAATTACTTCGAGATGATGCGATACGCAGGTTGCTTGCGATACAGCAGGAAATAGATCCTTTGGTAAGACATCACTTCTTCAAGGCTTGAAAAATACAAATCATTGCAGATGGCTTTGAACATGATTACTTCTCCTTAGTTTGTTTGAGACAGATGTCCCAAATGAAAAAGCCGAGCAAGCGGCTCGGCATCGCAACGGCTGGCAACCCTGCCAACCGATACATCTATTATAGCATTAACATTAGTTGCTATGCCTTTTGCCAACCTTGTGACCCCACCATACCCCGACCCCCCAAACAATGTAGCAATGTGGCGACGGCGCAAGATCACTATTCCTCAGCCACACAGCAACTTTTGTAAAAGGCCAGTAAAACTTACCCCACCCCCTTCGCCGCGCATAAATAAAGCAAAGGAGGACGCAAAAGTGCTAAAAATTTCTATAAAAATTAAAGTAGATTTTGTCAAACTTTTGACAATGCTGTTGGCGTAGGCAAAAAAATCCCCCATTGGGGAGGCCGCTGGGGGATCAAGGCTGAAAAAGCCAGCATATAAAGGAGATGCAAAAGTCCTCCCCTTGCAGGAAAGACAAAAGCAAGTATACACTCCGCACAACTGAGCGCAAGCTCTGCTTACGGGGACAGACCCGCGATGTTAGAACATTTACATGAAATAGATTTTGAGCCGGAGGTGCTGGATGCACCAGACGAAGGCTTTGTGCCTTTGAAAAAAGTATCCGCGCCGAATCTATTACAAGCACAGGTAAATACTGCCGACTGGTTAAAAGAACTTGGCGCAGAAGATGATGCGGCTGTGGAGCAGGAGGCACAAACTGCCGCAGCCCGTAATGCGTTTGCTGCTGTAACAACAGGAGCGCCAGATCCAAAGACAGCGTTATTGAATCTGAAGGTGCCCGAGGCCGTTCGCAAGACGGTGGCAATGCTGACTGCGTATGACTGGGAGTTTGTTTCGCAAGCCAAAGAGATACGCGGCAAAGCTGTGGCACAGCTTGTGGATGAGATGGATCACCCTGATGCCCGCATTAGGCTAAAAGCAATTGAGCTGATTGGTAAAGTAAACGGTATCGACATGTTTACTGAGCGGGTAACGGTCAAGAAAGAAGAGTTGGCCGACGAAGAACTGGATAAACGGATTAAAGAAAAGCTTGCGCAGCTACAGAACACGGTGGATGCAGAAGCCAAAGCCCGCGAAGAACGTAATAAAGACGCCGAAGATGTGGAAGTAGCTGAGCCAGAGAGCAAAGATGCAGCGGCTGAGTGACGCAGAGATAGCTGCGCTCTTAAAAACAATGACTCCGCAGGAGAAGCTGGAGTTTTTGGAGGAGCTTGAAGAGCAAGAACGGCGGATGAAGCTTAAAAAAGCGCAGACTTCAATGATTTCGTTTGCGCATGAGATCTACCCAGGCTTCAAAGAAGGCGCGCATCACAGGAAACTGGCGCAAATATTTAAAGATGTGGCGGACGGTAAGAAGAAAAGGGTGATTATCAACATCGCCCCCCGTATGGGTAAGTCGGAATTTAGTTCTTATATGTTTCCGGCGTGGTTTTTGGGGCAGTACCCGGACAAAAAGATTATTATGGCAACGCACACTGCCGGTCTTTCCGAAGATTTTGGTAGGCGAGTGCGAAATTTGATTGATTCAGATGAATATAAAGCAGTTTTTCCAGGTACTGTGGTCGCAGATGATCAAAAAGCTGCGGGAAAATGGTCTACCTCTGCTGGTGGTCAGTACTATGCTGTTGGCGTTGGTGGTGCTCTTGCTGGCCGTGGCGCCGATTTATTCGTTATTGACGACCCACACTCAGAACAGGACATTAAAGCTAATAGCCGAGCTACATTTGACAACGCTTGGTCATGGTTTCAAACAGGTCCGCTCCAACGATTGATGCCGGGCGGTGCGATTCTGGTCATTATGACCAGATGGTCGCTGGTTGACCTTACAGGACGGCTGCTTCAGTACCAAATTCGTAACCCAGACGCAGATCCGTGGGAAATAGTAGAGTTGCCAGCCATACTGCACGAGAACACGGACAACGAGAAGTCATTATGGCCCGAGCAGTGGCCTTTGGACCAGCTAAAACAGAAACGCGCAGCCATTGATGCTCGGTATTGGAACGCCCAGTACATGCAGCAGCCGACATTGGACTCGGCGGCGTTTATTAAAAGAACACACTGGCGCTTGTGGGACAAAGATGACCCACCGCGTTGCGAGTTTGTCATTCAGAGCTGGGATACGGCGCATGAAACCAAGACTTCATCAGACTATACGGCCTGCACCACATGGGGCGTTTGGTATAACGAGGAAGAAGGCGACAGGCCAAGCATTATTTTGTTAGATGCTTTTAAAGATCGGATGGAGTTTCCAGAACTGAAGGAAGTGGCGTTAAAGCAGTACAAGGAGTGGAAGCCAGATTCGTTTCTGGTGGAGAAAAAAGCGGCTGGTGCACCGCTTGTGCAGGAGCTGCGACGCATGGGCATACCGGTGGACGAGTTTACCCCCACCAGAGGTAACGACAAGATTGCTCGGGTTAATGCGATTAGTGATCTGTTTGCTTCAGGCACGGTGTGGGCACCAGATAGACGGTGGGCTAAGGATGTGATTGAAGAGGTCGTGGCGTTTCCTGTTGGGGAGCATGACGACTATGTAGATACGATGACGCAGGCGCTGTTGCGGTTTAGGAATGGGGGGTTTATTACGCTGCCCTCTGATGAACCAGACGAACCCGTGTTCTGGCGAAGCCGTAAGGCTGCTTACTATTAAGGAAAAATCATGGCATTTGACAAAGCACTAACTCGCGCGCCTATGGGCATCATGCAAGAAGCCGAACTCATGGAAGGCCCGGAGCTTGAGATTGAGGTTGTGGACCCAGAGGCGGTAAACGTTAGCCTTGATGGTGAAGAGATTCTGAGTATTGAAGAAGATGAGCAGGAAGAAGATTTCTATAAAAATCTTGCAGAGGACATGGAAGAAGCAGCGCTACAGTCAATGGGTAGCGATTTGGCAGAAGACATAGGCAGCGATCTCAACAGCCGTAAAGATTGGGAAGATACATATAAAGAAGGCATTACGCTGCTGGGCTTGAAGTATGAAGAGCGCACGGAGCCGTGGAACGGCGCGTGTGGTGTGTTCCATCCGATGATTACCGAAGCCGTGGTGCGTTTCCAGTCAGAGACAATCATGGAGACCTTTCCTGCACAGGGACCGGTTAAGACAAAGATTGTTGGCAAAGATACGCGGGAAAAGGAAGAAGCAGCCCAGCGTGTTAAGGAGGACATGAACTACGAGCTGACGGAAGTCATGACCGAGTTCAGAACCGAGCATGAGCGGATGTTGTGGAATCTGCCAGCTACTGGCTCAGCATTTAAAAAGGTGTATTACGATCCCGGCATGCAGCGCCAGATGTCCATATTTGTGCCCGCTGAAGATGTGATCATTTCCTATGGCGCTGCCAGTATTGAGACAGCCGAGCGTGTAACGCACCGGATGTATAAAACCAAAAACGAAATTCGCAAGCTGCAGGTGGCAGGCTTTTACCGCGACATCGACATTGGTGATCCGCCCAAGATTAAGAATGAACTGCAGGAACGTAAAGATAAAGAGACTGGGTTTAACAGTCTAAATGATGACCGTTACGTGCTGTATGAGATTCAGGTCAACTTGGACTTGGATGGGCATGAAGATAAAGAAGATGGCAAACCTACCGGGATTGCCCTGCCATACATTGTCACAATTTTAGGTGGTAGTAATGATGTGCTGGCGATTCGCCGTAATTTCTACGAAGACGACGAAACAAAAGAAAAGCGCAACCACTTCGTACACTATATCTATATCCCAGGCTTTGGCATTTACGGCTTTGGTTTGTTTCACCTGATTGGTGGGTTTGCTCGATCTGCCACCTCCATCATCCGCCAGTTGGTTGATGCGGGAACTCTTTCTAATTTGCCTGGTGGCCTAAAAGCTCGTGGCCTGCGGATCAAGGGTGACGATACGCCTATTGCCCCGGGTGAGTTCAGGGATGTGGATGTTAGTTCCGGTGCGATTCGGGACAACATACTGCCCCTGCCTTATAAAGAGCCAAGCCAGACGCTCTATAACTTACTGAATACCATCGTAGAAGAAGGTCGTCGGTTTGCCGCTACGGCAGATATGAAGATCTCAGATATGTCCGCACAGGCTCCGGTTGGCACTACGCTGGCGTTGCTTGAGCGGATGTTGAAGGTGATGTCGGCAGTTCAGGCTCGTGTGCACTACGCGTTTAAGCAGGAGTTGAAACTGCTGGCTGCGATCATCCGTGATTACACCGATGAAACCTACGACTATGAACCCGAGACAGCTACACCTCGGGCGAAGAAGTCAGATTACGACATGGTGGAGGTTATTCCCGTGTCTGATCCCAACGCTGCAACAATGTCGCAGCGGGTTGTCCAGTATCAGGCAGTAATTCAGTTGGCTCAAGCTGCACCACAGATCTACGACCTCCCGGCGCTGCATCGTCAGATGCTGGAAGTTCTGGGTATTAAAAATGCAGCCAAACTGGTGCCGATTGAAGATGACCGGAAACCTCGTGATCCTGTATCAGAAAACATGGATGCGCTTAATGGCAAACCGCTTAAAGCCTTTATGTATCAGGACCACGATGCGCACATGCAAGTTCACATGGCGTTTATGCAGGACCCCATGATGCAGCAAACAGTTGGACAAAACCCAATGGCCCAGCAAATTCAAGCCGCCATGCAGGCGCATATTGCCCAGCACCTTGGATTTAAATATCGCCAGCAGATTGAAGAACAACTGGGTATGCCTTTGCCAATTGGAGAAGAAGAAGACGAAATTCCAGAGCAGCTCGAAGTGCAGATTTCTCGTTTGGTTGCTGAAGCTTCCAAGCGCGTACTTATTGACAGCCAGCAGAAAGCTCAGGCAATCCAAGCCATGCAGCAGATGCAGGACCCGGTTGTCCAGATGCAGCAGCAAGAACTCCAGATTCGAGACAAAGAGGCTAATGCCAAAGTTCAGAAAGTTATGCTGGACGCAGAAGCCAAGGCAAAAGAACTGGCGCTCAGAGAGCAGGAGCTTGCGCAGCGTGCTGCACAGGCCGATGAAGAACTGCGGTTAAAAGCAGAAACCGAGGGTTTGAAACTCGGTGCAAATATTGCCAAAGACCGCATGATGGCAAATAAGCCCAACCCACCTAAAAGGAGCTAAATCTAAGTGATAAATACCTTCGTAGAAGTTCTACGCAAAAAAATCCGCGAGGATATGAACAACTACGCCGACGATTTGGCAGGCGGCGTATGCAAAAGTTTTGAGGAGTACCAAAAGCTCTGTGGCGTCATTCAAGGGTTGGCGATGGCAGAGGCCCATTTATTATCCCTTGCTAAGAAAGTAGAGGAATCTGATGAGTGATACGGCAGAAGTAGAAGAACAACAGAAAGCCACACAGCTACCAGAACCATGCGGTTGGAAAATTTTGTGCGCTGTCCCAGAAGTAGAAGACCGGTTCAGTGGTACAGATTTATTAAAGCCGGAATCAATATCTAGAGTTGAAGAACACAGCACTACGGTGTTGTTTGTTTTAAAAGTAGGGCCGGAGGCATACAAAGACTCAGCCAAGTTCCCCAACGGGCCTTGGTGTAAAGCAGGTGACTTTGTGTTAGTAAGGGCTTACTCAGGTACCCGGTTCAAAATTCATGGTCGGGAGTTTCGGCTGTTGAATGATGATCAGGTTGAAGCGGTAGTAGAAGATCCGCGTGGCTATACACGCGCTTAACAGGAGAGTTATAAATGGCAACTAACGATAAAGAAGAGTACAAGTTTCCCGATGAGCAGGAAGATACAGGTGGTGAGCAAGAGTCAGCTGTACTTGAAGAAGGCGACATCGAGCTAGAAATAGTAGATGACACGCCTACTGAAGACCGTGGCCGCAAGCCGTTAGATCGAGAGGTCGACGATGTGACCGACGAGGAAGTATCTGAATATAGTGAGAAAGTTCAGAAACGCCTCAAGGAGTTGACTCATGCCCGTCATGACGAGCGCCGCGCTAAAGAAGCAGCGTTGCGGGAGAAGGAGGAGGCTGCTCGGGTAGCCCAGCAACTGTTTGAAGAAAACAAAAAACTTCGGGAACAGTTCAACGCTACAGCCAAAATTAGCTCAACGGCGTTCCAGTCCAAAGCCGAGGCCGAGATGCAAATTGCTCGGCAGAAGCTAAAAGAAGCTCAGGAATCCTACGACACCGACCAAATTATTGCAGCGCAAGAAGAGCTGGCTGCTGCTCGGTACCGGCTAGAGCAGGCAAAAGCTTTTTCACCAAAAGCTTTACAAATCCCAGAATCTGATGTATATAGTTCCCCAACGCCACAGCAATCCCCTGTGCGAGTTGATGAAAAAGCAGCTCGCTGGCAAGCGCAGAACCGATGGTTCGGCCCGGATGAAGAGATGACCAGTCTCGCGCTAGCGGTGCATAAAAAGCTGGTCGATGGGGGTGTAGACCCCCGCAGTGATGAATATTACGAGCGAATTGACGCTCGCATGCGTGAAGTGTTTCCCGATTATTTCGGAGAGACGCGGAAGGAACCGAAACGTCCGGCAACCGTAGTTGCTGCTCCTACCCGTACTGCGGGTAAGAAAAAAGTGCAGTTGACCAAAACTCAAGAAGCTTTGGCGCGGCGCTTAGGTCTTACCAATGAACAGTATGCCAAAGAAGTACTGAAATTAAATAACTCGGAGTCCTAACCATGTCTGAAAGAATTAGTCGTGACGGTGCGCAAGAGCGCACACCCAGAAACCTTCAAACTCGTGAGAGAGAAGCTCGTGTTGTTTATCAACCGGCAAGCACTCTTCCAACCCCTGATCCTCGTCCTGGCATTGCACATCGTTGGATTGCCACAGAGATTCTGGGTCAAGCCTACGCGCCTAACGTATCCAAAAAGATGCGTGAGGGGTGGGAACCCGTCAAAGCAGCGGACTATCCCGAGCTAATGCTCGCAGGTAATAAAAATGGGAATGTTGAACTTGGTGGCCTCATGTTGTGTTCTATGCCAGAAGAACTGGCTCGGTCACGCAATGAGTACTACCAGCGTCAAGCCCAAGCTCAAGTGGAGTCTGTGGACAACAACTTCATGAGAAATAGCGACCCCCGCATGCCGTTGTTCAGCGAGAAAAAATCGACGACAACGCGTGGTGTGGGATTTGGTAATGGTTCTAAATAATCTTTAGGAGTTTTACATGGCTTATCCTACCATTAGCAAGCCGTATGGCTTGCAGCCGATCAATCTGATCGGCGGGCAGGTGTTCGCTGGTGCAACTCGTCAACTTGCAATCACAACTTCTAGCGTCAGCTACAACACTGCCATTTTTAATGGTGATGTTGTTCAAATTGACTCTGGCGGTACGATTATCAAGTCCGTGTTGAACGACGAAACCTCTGCCGTTGCTGGTGTTGTTGGCGTATTTGTTGGATGCCGTTACACCAACCCCGTAACTAAGCAGCCGACCTACAGCCAGTACTGGCCTGGGTTTGCTTCGGGCGTTACCGATGCATTTGCATACATCGTTGATGATCCTGATGCACTGTTTAAGGTTGTTTCCGTTGGCGCTACTGCCAATACTACTGGTCTTGATGTCACACCGCTTCAGCAAACCGTTCTGGGCAACAACGTCCAGCTGGTTCTGAATGCAGGTGATACCACTTCCGGTGATTCTCGTATTGGTGCGTATTGGAACTCTGGTGCCCCGACTCAGACATACGCTATGCGTATTGTCGATCTGGTGCCTGATACCTCGTACGTTTCTAGCGGAAACATTGTGTACCCCGAGTTGATTGTCAAATTTAACTTTGGCTTCCACTCGTACTACAACGCTACTGGTGTTTAAGGAGTAATTAAATGGCTATTTCACGCGCACAACTACTGAAAGAGCTGCTCCCTGGCCTGAACGCGTTGTTTGGTCTGGAGTACGCACGTTATGGTGAAGAACACAAAGAGATCTACGAAACTGAGACCTCTGAGCGTTCCTTCGAAGAAGAAACCAAGCTGTCCGGCTTCTCAGCCGCACCTGTCAAAAACGAAGGTTCTGCCATCGCTTATGACAATGCGCAGGAAGCTTTTACAGCTCGGTATAACCACGAAACCATCGCCCTCGGCTTCTCCATCACGGAAGAGGCAATTGAGGACAACCTGTATGATTCCCTGTCATCGCGGTATACCAAGGCCCTGGCTCGCGCTATGGCTTATACCAAACAGGTTAAAGCGGCTTCGGTTCTGAACAATGGCTTCTCCAGCAGCTACCCCGGTGGCGATGGTGTTGCTCTGTTCTCCGATGCTCACCCGCTGGTTTCTGGCGGCACCAACAGCAACATCCCGGCTGTGGCTACCGACCTGAACGAAACTGCACTTGAAAACGCAGTTATTCAGATCGCTGCCTGGACGGATGAGCGTGGCCTGCTGATCGCAGCTAAGCCCCGCAAGCTGATTATTCCGCCTGCACTGCAGTTCGTTGCAACCCGTCTGCTGGAGACTGAACTCCGCGTAGCAACCGCAGACAACGACATCAACGCGATCAAGAATAATGGCTCGATCCCCGAGGGTTACGCCATTAACCACTTCTTGACCGATCCTGATGCGTGGTTCCTGACGACTGATGTTCCCAACGGTATGAAGCACTTTGTCCGTACCCCCATGCAGAACAGCATGGACGGAGATTTTGACACTGGCAACGTCCGTTACAAGGCTCGTGAGCGTTACAGCTTCGGGTGGTCTGATCCGCTCGGAATGTACGGTTCGGAAGGAGCTGGTTGATGTACGAGGGGGGGTTGAAAAACCCCCCTTTTGCTGTATTCTGATGTTTAAGTCTAGGATTTTTTAGCCTTACCGACTGACCTAGCAGACTTAGTAGAGACGGTATGGCGATGTGCTACTACACGGAGATTTAAAATGGCTCGCACTACCTTTTCCGGCCCAGTCAAATCCGATAACGGGTTTGAAGGGTCATTCATCGGCACCCTGGCAATCACCAGCTCGCCAAACACAATCACAGTATCTAGCGCTTCAACCAGCGGTTCCGTATCTGTAGAACCCTTGTTGATGACCACGACCATGACCGGCGCAGGTGGCGTTGGTGGTCGCGCAAAGTTTGCTATGACCACGAACGTGGCTCTTGGCGGATGGAGTAACGCTCTTAAAGCTGACGTTACTTACGGCGCATCTGGCCGCACAACTGGTCTGGGGTCAGCATTTGTTGCTGAGTTAACCCTGTCGGCTGGAACTTCTTCTGGAACGTATGCTCCGCTGGAAGTTGAACTGAACCTCCCGGCATCCGCATCAACCGGTACCGCAACTTCTTTTGTTCACCTGTCAACACAGGGCGCAAACGTCGCTGCTATGGATACCAACGGTTTCCTGTTTAATGTTCAAGGACTGACCGCTGGCTCCGGCAAACTTCTCCAAACTGGTGGTACTTTTGCAAATCCAGCTGCTACGTTGAAATGCCGTGTTGGCGGTACAACGTACTATCTGCCCTTGTATGACGGTCAGATCACTACTTAATAATGGATCTAACAAAAGAGTTCCTGCTGAACTTTAGGCAAAACGCTGTGGATCAACAACAGCATTATTTGCAGATGGTTCAGCAGGCCAAAGGCGCAATTGATACGATTGATTATTTAATCGCTCAATTGGAGCAGCCAGAAACGGAGAAACAAAATGGCGATGCAGTATGACGTAAAGTCGTATCATGCAACAAGCTCATCGCTTGCTTATGACGCTCGCACGCGGTTAAAAGGTGTGGTTTTATCACCTTCGACTTCAACGACGTTTAATTCATGCGTGGTAGATACTGCCGGTGCTTTGACTGGAACCTATGACATACCTGGTTCAACAACTTGCACGGTTACTATTGCTAATCACGGCCTATCAAACGGTGACTTAATAGGTCTTAATTTTACTAGCGGTACAGCAGTAGATAACGCCTACACGGTAGCAAACGTAACGCAAAACACGTTTGAGGTAACTACTGCAGTTTTAACAACCAGTGGTAATGTAACCTTGTATCCCAACATTCTGGTTGAATTAGACTGCTCTTCTGGTACAGCGTTTTACACATTGATACCAGGCGAAGGCGTTCTTGCAAAAGAAGGTTTATTTATTTTGTTGCCGTCTACGACTGTAACGATGACTATTTTCTACGGGTAGGAGATAGGTCATGGCTATGCAATATGACGTTAAATCTGCGATTGCAAAAAACACTGGGTTGCTTGTTACGCAGATTCCTGTGCGGTTAAAGTCAATTACTGTTACGAGTGCAACTTCGTCTGTACGAAACACTTGTATATGCGATCCAAGCGTTAATAAGTCTGGTACATACAGCCGCACAAGCCCGAGTGCCACGATTACCGTAACAATTACAGATCATGGTCTTGAGACTGGTGATCGAGTATTTTTGGACTTTACTACTGGTACAGCTCGGGATGGTGCTTACACGATCACAAAGACTGGCGCAAATACATTTACCTGTACAGACGCTCCAACGACCACGACAAGCGGGAACGTGACTATGTACAGCGTTATTGCTTTAGAGATTGATACTTTTAGCACGGTTGGTCTTCCCGTGCTGATTCCGGGTGAAGGCATTTACTGCCCTAACGGTATTTTCGTGGGGTGCGGATCTTCTGTGACTGCGACGGTGTTCTATGGCTAAGACTCCTGCATGGCAACGTAAAGAAGGCAAGAACCCCAAAGGCGGTCTAAACGCCAAAGGACGGGCTTCTTATAACGCAGCTAATCCGGGTAAGCCTGGCCTCAAGCCTCCGCAGCCTGAAGGTGGCTCGCGTAAAAAATCATTCTGTGCTCGGATGACTGGGATGAAGAAAAAACTTACATCAGCTAAAACAGCTAACGACCCAAACAGCAGGATCAATAAATCGCTTAGGGCGTGGAAGTGCTGATATGGAAATGATGCTTTGGAACATGGTACTGACGGCACTGCTGGGTATTTTGGCCTACATCGGCCACGAGAAAGCCTCAGAGATTCAACGCCTCAGTATTCTTTTAAACAAAACACGCGAGGAGGTGGCCCGTGATAACGTCACTCAAGCAGAAATTGACAAGCTTATGGCGCACATTGATGAGCGCTTTAACAAGTTTGAAGCAAAAATTGACCGGCTTCTTCAAACGAGGTAAATGATGCCAATTGTTAAATCAAGTTCCCAAGTTCCGGCAGACGTTTTTGATATGGAAAGTCGTAACGGGAAAACGTATTACGGCAAAGAACTTGAAGAGTTGCGTAAACAAGAGCGCCAAGAAAAAGCTCAAAAGCAGCTTGAAAAAGATGAATCTTTTGGCGGTAAAGCTTCTGCCGTGTTAGAAGACGTTGGTAGTGCTGTTCGTAAAATGCAAGGTATGTCAGAACCAAGTTTAGGATCGGCTACCGCAGCGCGTAAACGTCGGGTAGAAGAAGCTAAAAAAGAAATTGGCAAGAAAAAAGGTGGTACCGTAAAGTCCGCCTCCGCTCGTGCAGATGGCTGTGCTCAACGCGGTAAAACTCGTGGACGGATGGTGTAATGCCTGCCGTTAGTAAAAAGCAGGAGAAGTTTATGCAGGCGGTGGCCCACAATCCAGCGTTTGCAAAAAAAGTAGGTGTTTCTCAATCAGTAGGTCGTGAATTTACGAAAGGAAAAGAAATGAAATACGCAAAAGGTGGTGGTGTTGCTCCTTCCAAAATGGGCGCTGTTAAAACTGCTGCTCCCAGCCGCGATGGCGTTGCTATCAAAGGTAAAACCAAAGGCAAACAAGTTGTCATGGCTGGCGGTAAAGGCATGATGGGTGGCGGTATGGCTAAAGGCAAAGGCATGAAAGCTGGCGGCATGACCAAAAAAATGCGTTCAGGCGGAGCATGCTGAAATGATGGCCTCACGCGGGATGGGCGCGATACGCCCATCTAAAATGCCCAAAGCTAAAACCGCCGTTCGTAAGGACGGGGACAAGTTCACCAAGTTTGCAAAAGGTGGAGAGTCCAAGGTTAACGAGGCTGGAAACTACACCAAGCCGGGCATGCGTAAGTCATTGTTTGAACGCATTAAAGCTGGTGGTAAAGGCGGTGCTCCGGGGCAATGGTCGGCGCGTAAAGCGCAGATGCTTGCCCTGCAGTACAAAAAATCAGGTGGGGGCTATAAATAATGGGTGGGCTGGCTAAGCCACAGCAGAGCTTAAAGAATTGGACAGCTCAGAAATGGCGTACTAAAAGTGGCAAACCTTCTACGCAGGGATCGAAGGCGACGGGGGAAAGATACCTCCCTTCCGCCGCCATCTCAGCGTTATCCCCGCAGGAGTATGCCGCTACTACCCGAGCCAAACGAGCTGGAAAAGCTGCCGGAAAACAGTTCGTTGCCCAACCCAAAAACGTGGCTAAAAAAACCGCAAGGTTCAGATAAATGACTACATCAGGCGTCAGCAGCTTTACGCTAAATCTCAACGATATTGTCGAGGAGGCATTTGAACGTGCGGGCGGAGAACTTCGTTCTGGCTATGACTTACGCACAGCTCGTCGCAGCCTTAACCTTTTATTCGCTGATTGGGCCAACCGTGGTATTAACCTGTGGACTGTTGAGCAAGGATCAATAATTCTTACTCCAGGGTTGATGACCTACCCGCTGCCTGTGGATACGGTGGATTTGTTGGAGCATGTGATTCGGACTCAGGCTAATAACTCTGCAACACAGGCGGATTTGACGATTACGCGTATTAGTGTTTCTACCTACGCCACAATCCCCAATAAAATAACGCAGGCTCGTCCAATTCAGATCTACGTCAACCGGCAGTCTGGCAATACTGGTCCTACAGGGTTAACCCTAAACGGTGGTATCAATGCCGAAGTTACGTCGATAACGCTTAATTCTACGGCGGGGCTACCGGCTTCTGGGTATGTAAAGATTGGTTCAGAAACTATTTTTTACAGTTACATCGTTGGCAACGTGCTAAGCAACTGTTTCCGTGCCCAAAATGGAACAACGGCAGCATCGCATTTAACTGGGGCGGCAGTATCTTTACAGCAGTTACCAAATGTAACTTTGTGGCCGGTGCCGGATGATTCGCAGACCTACACGTTGGTGTATTGGCGTATGCGCAGGATTCAGGATGCCACCACTGGCGTGGTAGATTTTGACATCCCATTTCGTTTTATTACCTGCTTAACTGCCGGTTTATCTTATTACTTAGCTCTAAAAATACCAGAAGCTATGAACAGGCTGCCCATATTAAAAAATATGTATGACGAAGCTTGGGATTTGGCGGCGGGTGAAGATCGAGAAAAAGCTGCGGATCGGCTGGTACCACGGCAGATGTTTATTGACGGAGCTAACTACTAATGGGTAACAGGTTCGCCTCCGGCAAAAACTCAATCGCAGAATGTGATCGTTGCGACTTTCGCTTCAAGCTGAAAGATTTGCGGCGTTTGGTTATTAAAACCAAGAACATTAATCTGCTTGTTTGCCGCAGTTGCTGGGACCCTGACCATCCGCAATTACAACTTGGTATGTATCCCGTGGATGATCCGCAGGCTGTTCGCAACCCCCGGCGGGATCTTAGCTACTTCTTAGCTGGAACAACGGGCCTTCAAATAGATCTTGGAACAGGGGTATCTACTAATCAAACTGGCGTATCTACAGAAGGTAGCCGTATTTTTCAGTGGGGGTGGAATCCTGTTGGCGGTGCAAGTAGTTTTGACACATTACTTACACCAAACAACTTGATTGCTACTACCGCTGTTGGAACAGTAACAACAACTTAAGGAGTTAGCTATGAAACACGAAGATATTAAAAAAGATAAACCCATGATGGAAAAGGTAGCTAAAAAAGCTGTCAAAACCCATGAGAAAAAAATGCATGGCAAAAGTTATCGCGCTGGCGGCAAGACCAATCTGGAAATGAAGAAGCTCGGGCGTGGCTTGGCTAAAGTGGCTAATCAAAAATCCCCCGTGCGCATGGTTCGGAAGGTAGGTATCTAAATGGCTAAATACAGCATGAAAGTTAAAGGCAAGGAAATTGGACCTGCTGAAATTTACGCAGAGCCACATACCATGACCGGTAAAAAAATTAACGAGGCTGGACTTGAGTCTTGCATTTCGATGGATTCATACAGCAATTCCAAAATCCGTAACGCTTCTAGCGTTAACAGCAAATCGCCATCTATGACGGTATCAATTGGTGCGAACACCAAAGAAAACATGAATGGTGAAATTACGATGCGCGGATATGGTGCAGCTACTAAAGGCATTAAAAGCCGGGGACCGATGGCCTAATGAATTACGCCACGCTGTTTGAAACAATAAAAGGGTACGTCGAAAACGACTTTCCCAGCACGCAGTGGACTGATACTGCGGGCACTGGCACGGTTACGTTTACGTCAACCGAACAGATAAACACGTTCATTCAGCAGGCCGAACAGCGGATTTATAACTCGATTCAATTTCCAGCCATTCGTAAAAATATGACTGGAACGACAACGCAGGATAATAAGTATTTGGCTCTTCCGTCAGACTATTTATATACCTATTCGTTGGCGGTAATAGATCCGGTGACTGGTGGGTACGAATACCTACTAAACAAAGATGTAAACTTTATTCGTGAAGCGTTTCCATATCCGCTGGTAACAGGCAAACCAACACACTATGCCAATTTTGACGCCAACACATTAATTCTTGGCCCCACGCCAGATTTGTCGTACACGATGGAAATGCACTTTGGATATTATCCGCAGTCTATTGTTACGGCAGGTACAAGTTGGCTTGGAGATAATTTTGATTCCCTGCTTCTTTATGGTGCGTTATTAGAAGCGTACACTTTCATGAAGGGCGAGCAGGATGTGATTCTGGTCTATCAAAAACGTTATGACGAAGCCTTTACGCTGGCTAAACAGTTGGGCGATGGCAAGCTGCGTCAAGACGCATACCGTGATGGTCAGGTAAGGTACCCCGTTAAATGATTACCCAGACCCAAACCACATCATTTAAGCAAGAGCTGTACGAAGGGGTACACAATCTTTTGGTGGACACAATAAAAATTGCTCTTTATACATCAGCTGCAGATCTTGGAGCAGATACAGCGTCTTATACAGCAGCAGGAGAAGTTACCGGAACTGGTTATGTTGCAGGTGGTATAACTTTAACAGGAGCTACGGTTCAATCTTCTGGAAATACAGCTTTCGTTAGCTTTAATGATGCGTCTTGGCCTGGAGCAACATTTACTTGTCGCGGTGCATTAATTTATAACTCTAGT